GTTACTAGAGCTAGAAATACTTTAGTTGCACAATTTTTAGATTTATGTGAGTCAGATCCACACGATAGATTTACACATTTAATGTTTATAGATGCCGATATAGGTTTTGAAGGTAAAAACATTTGGAGATTACTAGATTCAGGACACGATATAGCTTGTGGCATATATGCTAGAAAATCTGTAGATTGGAACCATGTTGTAGAACTTGCTAAAAAAGGAGATTTTGAAAATATGGAGCAAAAAGCTCTAGGATATAATTTAAATTTTGTAAATCCCAGAGATATTCAAATGAAAGCTGGATTTGTAGAAGTATTAGATGCAGCTACAGGTTTTATGTGTATTAAAAAAGAAGTTTTTTATAAGATGATGAAAGCTTATCCTAATCTTAAATATACTAGCGATCAGATCATAAATACTGAAAGATTTACTTCTAAAAATACATATGCATTTTTTGACTGTATTATTGATGAAAAAAGTAATAGATACCTAAGTGAAGACTATGCTTTTTGTAGAATGTGGCAAAAGATTGGTGGTAAAATACACGCTGATTTATTAAGTCCTCTTACTCATTGGGGAACTTACGCATTTAAAGGATATGCATGGTCTAAATTTACTGTAGCACCAGGAGATAAAAAAGATGGCAATGACGTACTCAAGTCTAAAGAGTGATATACAACTCTGGGCTGAAAATAATGGAACTGACTTTACAAATCAATTAGACACATTTATTGATAACACGGAGTTTAGACTTTCAAGAGATATTGATCCAGTAGGATTTAATCAAAATATGACTTCTTCAGTTTATTCAGGAGATAGATTTGTAACTTTACCATCAGCTATAGAACCTATGCTTATTAACTATGTTAATATAACAGTAAGCGGTAATGTTTCTTTTTTAGAAATTAAACCTTTAGAATTTATACAAGAATATTGGCCTAATGTAAGTATAACAGCTCAACCTAAATATTTTGCTAATTTTGATGATAATACGTTATATTTAGCTCCTACACCTGATCAAGCTTATTCTATTCAATTAGGATATCAAGGAAGAATTAATCCATTATCTAATACGAATACAACTAATTACTATACTACTAATACTCCAGATGCTCTTTTATATGGTTGTCTAGCTGAAGCAAATATCTTTACAAAGAACATGGAAGACTATAATATCTACAACAAAAAATATGTTGAGAGTGTGACTGCTATTAATAATGAAGCTCGTAGAAGAAGAAGAACGGACTTTAAATTTCCTGGTAGCCCACTTGGTGAAAACACTTTAACTGGAGGACAATAAAAAATGCCGATTACACAAGCTATCACGGTTACATTTAAGGAAGACTTAATGAAGCCAGGAGCAAATTTAGTTGCAAGTACATTAAAGTGTGCTTTATATTCAAACCTTGCTACTTTAGATCAAAATACTACTGCATACACTACAAGTAATGAAATTTCAGCATCTGGAACTAATTACACAACTGGTGGAGCTACATTAAGTAACGTTGCAATTACTGTTGATGGAACTACAGCAATATTTGATGCTGATAATGTTACATTTGCTAATGCAACTATTTCTGCACAAGCTGCTTTAATTTATAATAACAGTTTAAGTAATGCTGCAATTGCAGTTTTAGATTTTGGTGGTGTTAAAACATCTACAAACGGAACATTCGAGCTACAGTTTCCAAACGCTGATGCTACTAACGGATTAATTCGTATAGCATAGAGAGGTAAACTCCTATGCCAACAGCGCAAGAAGGTTGGAGCAGGCTAGGGTATAACGTAGGAGCTTGGAATACATCTCCTGATGCTCTTGCAAATGTTACTGGTCAACAATTAGAAACTCAAATAGATTTTGGTGGTTACTGGAACGCCGATGAATGGTCAAGTGGTGCCTGGAACATAGGTCATGGTGCAGTTCTTACAGGAACTGGAAATGTTTTTGCAATTTCAACTTTAACTCAACTTACAGCAAGTGTAGGTGATGTAATTACAATTGCTAATGCTGATATTTCTATCAGTGGTCAATTAGCAAATATATCTTTAAATAATGTAATTGTACTTAATGAAGCTAATGTTACTATTAGTGGACAATCATTAAATGCAAATTTAGGATTAATTTCAATTCAAGCTGGTGGATCTATTACAATTCAAACTGGTGCTGAAATAGCTTTAGATGTATCTGTAGGAAATGTTGCAACAGGAACTGCTAATAGAGTTGACATAACAGGTTTTGAATTAAACACAGGTTTAGGAAATGTTACATTAGTATTAAATAATATCATTCCAATTACTGGATCCCAGGCTAATGTAACAGCTAATACGGTAGCTATTAGAGCTGATCAAGTTCTTTCTTTAACTGGTAATAGTATAACTACTTTTGTCGGAAACGTTATAGCTAATTCTAACAACTTTTTAACTATAACAGGTCAAACTGCTAATGTAACTGTAGCTACTCTAAAATTCTGGGATAATATAGATACAAGTACTAATACAGAGGCTTGGACTCATATAACAAGTAATACTAATGCTGAAAGTTGGACGAATATTCACTAGACAATAATATACAAATGAATATTATTTACAAATATAAAATTTAAGAGTATAAATACATATGGCTTCAACATATACATCAAGATTAAAATTAGAGAGACAAGGTTCTGGTGAAAACTCAGGAAATTGGGGTAATTTAGTTAATTATGTTTTTAATAGAGTTGATTCTTCAATTAGAGGTTATCAAGCAGTATCAGTTGCAGGTTCTGCTAACGTTACATTAACATCAAATAACTCTACAACTAATACTGATGATTCTACTACAGATGATCAAGTACATAATGCTGTACTTGAATTTACAGGTACACTAACTGGAAATATTCTGGCAGATTTAGGTAGAATTAATGTTGCTGGAATAGCAAATAATACATCATCAACATATTTTACTTTACCTTCATCTGATGGATCTGCCGATCAAGTTTTAAAAACAAATGGTTCAGGTGCATTATCTTTTGCAACTGTATCAGGCGGAGCTGCATGGCAAGCAGTTAAAACTTCTGGATTTACAGCGGTAGCTAAAGAAGGTTATTTTTGTAATACAACTTCATCAGCTTTTACAGCAACATTACCAGTATCAGCAACAATAGGTGATTTTATTTCTTTTGTAGATTATGCAGGAACATTTGATACTAACAATTTAACTATCGGACGTAACGGACACAATATTCAAGGTTTAGCAGAAGATTTAACCGTAAACCAAGAACGAGCAGGGTTGACTTTAGTATACGTTGATGCGACTCAAGGTTGGCTATTACAAAATAATTAAAAGGAGAAACTATGGCAAATAAAAATTATCAATATTGTGTGGCAGAATGTTGGGGTAAAGGTTTTATCACTCATGATGATGCAACTAAATTTTCAATTTCTGGTCTTCCAGGCAACGTGTGGCAAGTTCCAGCAAACGATAGAAATGCAAACATATGGATCAATGGTATTGCAGGAGTTAGAAAAACTGTACAAGAAGCACAAGCAATCGTAACTGAACAAGTACAAATTGCACAAGCGGCGTGGGATGCTTTACCAGCAGATGATTTTAGAAAAAAACAAAATGCAAGACCCAATGATATCGTATTACCAGAATAAATATTTAAAATGTTTAAACTATGAGTACATATTATCAAATCTTTGGTGGAAAAATTAATGTCGTATCTGCAGATCCATCAAATCCTATAGAAGGCCAAATCTGGTATAACACCACAACGGAATTATTAAAGTATAGAGCAATAACACCTAACGTTTGGGCTAGTGGTGGAAATATGGGTACAGCTAGAAGGTCATTAGCAGGTGCAGGAACACAAACTGCAGGACTTGGTTTTAATGGTTATGTAACTGGAACTGGAGCTACTACTGCAACAGAAGAATATGATGGAAGTTCTTGGACAGCAGGTGGAAACATGGCAACAGCTAGAACTTTTTTAGGTGGAGCAGGAACTCAAACATCAGCTTTAGGATTTGGTGGTTTTGCAGGAACAGCTTCTAATGCTACAGAGGAATATAATGGAACGTCTTGGACAGGAGGTGGAAATATGGGAACAGGTAGATATCAAGTAGGTGGAGCAGGAACTCAAACGTCTGCTTTAGCAGCTGGTGGGGAAGCAGTA